TTTTAACTGTAGACGGAACAACAATTACTAATGGTACAGCTTTAGAATTTGACACAGTTCAAGGATTATGGAATTCTTTAGTTCAAATTGATTCTACACATTATTTAAATATTTATCAAGGTAAGGATTATGATGGTTATGCTGTGGTATTAACTGTTGATGGAACAACAATTACTAATGGTACAGCTTTAGAATTTGACACAGTTAGAGCTGAAATTTTTTCAACAGTTCAAATGAATGAAAGTAATTATTTAAGTATTTATAAGGGTAATAATGCTGATGGGTATTATGCACTTTATAATACTTTTATAGTTGACGTACCAGCTTCTGATACATGCACTTGTGCAGGATTAAATACTAATTGGGAAATAGACATGACAGATTATTGTATTATAACAGATAATTGTGATTTAGGAACAGGAATGCTTAATTTTACTGGTGTTGGAAACATGACTTGTGACGCAACAATAGATACGAGTGATTTAGGAGACCCAGGAAACAACGCAATACTATGGATGAATGATGATTGTATAATAAATGTGGATTAGAGGATGAATAATAATGGCAAATATAACAATGAAACAAGCAGAGGCAAAAACAATAACATTCACTGTCACAGATAGTGATGGAGCAGCAGTAGATTGTAGTAGTACAACATTATCATTCAAAGTAGTAGATGCAAACGGTGGAACAGAAATATTTAGTAAAGCAGACGCAGATTTTGACAAAACAGATGCGACAACAGGAGTATTAACCATAAATGTTACTGCTACAGAAAGCAATATTACTGCGAGATACTATATTAGTGAACTAAAAATAATATTTTCTGAAACAAACATAGATAAAAGTGTTGACATAGACTTTATTATAGAGGAGGGGGCATAATGGTTAAGAAAAAAGATTGTAATGCTGACACATTCGTTAGAATAACTAATCAACACATTTATGATAAGTTGTGTGAAGTAGAAGTTAAAGTTAATTATACTAATGGTACAGTGAAACAACACACAAAAATTATTTGGGCTCTCGGTAGCGCTATGATTATTATTGTTGGTTGGTTAATACAATCTATACTATAATATATATAATTATTAAAAGTGTTTATAAATGATAAATATAAAAAAATATATTATATAATATATTCTAAATAAGGTAAAAACAAAAAATGGAATGGAACAAACTCAATTTTGAAGTACCAGTAACTCAAGGACTTAATTCTAAAGGAGAATTCATAATAGAAGGAACAGCAATAAATGCAGGAACAACAAGAAATGGAACAATATTTATTGAAGAAGAATTAAGAAAGAGCGCTAAAAGTTTAAGAAATAAGCCAGTACTAAAAGACCACGCTAACAGTGTAGACTCAATAGTAGGAAGAACAACAAACAAAGTATCTTACAATGAGAACGAAAAAAAAATAGATTTTCAAGCATTCATAGTAGACGAAAAAGCTAAATCGTTAATATCACAAGGATTATTGAACACTGTAAGCGTAGGAGCAATGGTAGATGATTACGAAGAACACGATGACGGAAACTATACTATTCACGGAATAGACTTCGTAGAATTAAGTCTTACACCTGTACCAGCAGATAAAGGAGCAACATTTGGAATGGCAATAGCTGAAAGTATAAAGAAAAAAAATGAGTTTAATAAAAAAGTAGAATTACATAATGACAGTCATTTAATTAAAGTGAAGGAGGAAAATTCAAAAATGGACAATGACACTAAAGTTTTAGAAGAATTAAAAACTTTAAGAACTGAAAAGAAAACAAGAGAAGAAGTAGAATCTCGAGCATTACTTAAAGAAGAACTTAAAGCAGAAATTCTTGAAGAAATAAAAGTAACAGAAGAAGCAGAACCAACAGAGGAAATAGTTGAAGAAGTAGAAGCTGAACCAGAAGCTGAACCTGAAACAGAACCAGAAGCTGAACCCGAAAAGGAAACAGTAGAAGAAGAAGTTGAAGAAGAAGCAGTAGAGGTAGAAGAAAAAATGAAAGGAAAAGTAAACAATGAAGTAGAAGAAGTTAATGAAGAAATTAATGACTTAGTTATAACTACTGAAGGAGTTACAAGTGGATACGCTATATTTCAAGAAAATATAGATAAAGTAAGGTTTAAGAGGTAATATAAAGAAAAATGGCAGGAGAAATAGGAAACCCTTTAGGGTATGTACCAGTTTTCGGTGAACCAAACACTATTACAGGTTACGCAATTGCGATAGTTAGTGGTGGAGCACCAGTATATGCTAGTGGAGCAGCAGGAAATGTTGGTTCACAAACAGAGAGTTATGCAACAACTGATATCAATTTTTTGACAGCAGCTAGTGGAGCATTATTTAATGGAGTAGCAATGGAAACTACAGCTAGTGGAGCACCAGTAACGGTTGCAACTAGAGGAGTAATTGTAGCAAAAGCAGCAGGAACAGTAACAGCTGGAACAGCAGTAGCAGTAGATGCAGGTGGATTTGTTAATTTAGGTTCAGAAGCAGTAAGCACATTAGGATATTACACGTTTAAAAAAGTAGGAAGAGCATTATCAAGTGCAGGAAGTGATTCATTCTTTTTACTAGACTTAAATCCATAATTTAGAGGTAATGAAGAAAGAAAATGGCAGAATTAAAATATGTAAAAGAATTGTTACAAACAGGATTAGGAACTGAAGGACAACTATTAATAGTTCGTAAAATTTACGATACTCTTATTGGTGAAGTTGACAAAAAAATTATACCTAGAAGTTTAGCTAGTCTTTATTTTGGACCAGCACAAATACCTGGGTCAAGTATTGATGTAGATTTAGAAACACCAAATAAGATGGATGTTAGACTTGTTGGTGAAGGAGCAGAAATTCCTATGGACGAAACCGAGTATTCTAGTTTTAATGTTAAACCAGATAAGTACGGTGTAGCTATTAGAATTACTAGTGAAATGCTTGAAGACGGTAAATGGAATTTGTTACAACATAACATTAAAGTTGCAGGTAAAAGATTTGCAGAAAACGAGAACAGTTTAGTTATCACTCAATCTTTAGATAACGCAACAAATACTGTAGCAGGTGGTTCAGCTATTACTATAGCTAATATTACTAGAGGAATGCAGTACTTAGATGACTCAGATTATGAACCAACAACTTTTATTATTGGTATGGAAGTATTAAATGACCTTAGAAATATTGACACTTTTGTTGAATACAATAAGTCAGGAAATACGGATATGTTAGATAAAGGTTTCAGGGGAAACATTTATGGTATGGAAGTAGTTAAGGTATCAACTAATGCTGGTATGACTACTACGACTTCTTACATAATTGATAAAGATTGGGCTTACCTTATTGCAGAGAAGAGACCTGTAAGTATTGAAGCAGTTACTTTACCAAGTTTTGATATGAGTGGAGCAGTTCTTACTCAAAGAATTAGGACTAGGTATATAAGAGCAGCCGCTATTTGTAAGGTTACAACTAGTTAATTCTAGTTGATTTTTTTATTTTTTTTTATTATTATTTAATATTAATTAACTGAATAAATACGCATAACATAGATTGTGTGGTGAGTAGGTATAAAATAAAATGACAAAAGATGGATTACGTAGACGTAATTTTAGAATAAAAAATTTAGATGTTAGTGGACATATTGTAGGTGCAGGAATATTTTTTGGTAGTCCTAATGTATGGTATGTTGATTCAGGTAAGACTACTACAGTAAGTGGAGATGGTTCTGATTGGGATGAAGCATTCATAACAATAACGGAAGCTGTTAGTGCTGCAAGTGCTTACGATACTATTCTTGTAAAAGGAAACGAGACTACAGAAGTTTCAGATTATGCGGAATCAGTAACAGTTAGTGTTACTCAAGTAGGTTTAAGACTTATTGGTGTTGGAAATAGTCCTGAAGGAGTATTATGGACTGTTGGAACAGCAGAAGGAACTATATTGAGTTGGGCAGCAAAAGATGGTTACGTATCAGGTTTTAGATTTAGACCAAATGGTGCAACAAGTGGAAAAGCTATTGATTTAGCGGTTACTGCATTAGGTACTATTATAGAAAACAATATTTTTAGAAGTACAACTGAAACAGCAGCGTATGGTATATATATTGAAAGTGCAGCAGACATAACTATTAAAGATAATGTATTCACTAGTGTGGCTACAGCTATTTATGGAAATGCATCAGTAAAAACAGTATATAGATGTAAAATATTAAATAATTTGTTTGATGATAAAGTTGACACTGCAGGAGTTAATATTTCTGGTAGAGCTTGTTTAATTAAAGGCAATGATTTCACATCAGATACAACTCTTTTAATTGATACTATTAAAGGTGGTACTGGAGAAATGAATATTGTCACTGGAAACACTCTTATGTGTGTAAGTGCGTATGAAACAAATTGTACTGGAGCAGCATCTGATAACTGGCTTGGAAATTTTTGTAATGATGTAACAAGTGATTATGTTGGTGCAACTAATGGAATAACATTTAGTTATCCACATGTATAAAATAATTATTATTAAATTATAGGTAAATAAAGATGGCTAAAAGAAAAAAGAAAGAGATAGTAAAAGAAATTATTGAAGAACCAGTAATTGAAGACGAAGTTGTCAAAATAGAAATTATTTCTATTAAGAATCCTTGTCCAAAATGTGGTACTGAAATGGTTCAACACGGTGGTGGACCAAAAGGGTATAGTGATTTTAAGTGTCCAGCTTGTGGAGCAGGACTATCAAAGGTGATATAATATGGGAAATTCAACAGGAAGTTCAGTAATAGGATTAGTTCCAGGACTACCAAGTCATTTAGGTGGTGGAATAGCAATAATGTATGTAGATGGTAACCCTAGTGGAATAATTAGTCCTTTTCCTCCAGGTGGAGAAGCAGCAAGTTGTGGTGTTAGTGGAGCAGCAATAGCTTATGACACAGCAAACGATACTCTTTACAAACATATTGGTGGAACAGCTAATAAGGATTGGCAACTTTTAGGAAGCACAGTGTTTCCGTAAATATTTTTTATTTTTTTTATAATTTTTTTATTAATGAGTAATCAAAAATGAGTGAAGAACCAATATTTATAACGGGAGCGAGAACAGATTATGATGATGAATATCATGATAAAAGAAAAATCATATTATATGATGAATTAAGTAATAATTTTTATCTTCATGACGAAAAAACTAATGATATTAGTTGGATAAATATTGGGAGTATTAAATAATATGGGAACTTGGTCACTAGATGATATAAAAGTTAGAGTAATAAATAGGGTTGATAATATTCCTGCTAACATAAAAGAAGAACTTGTCAGTATAGCTAATGAGCAAAGACAAAAAATATATTCTGTTACGGGTTTAGACCCTGGAAGCACTGCTATAACATTAAAGTTTCAATCAGCAATAATGAACTTGACTATTGCTGAATCATTAGGATTAATGCAATTAGAAGGAGCAGACGTGGCAAGTATAAAACTAGGAGACTTTACTGAGAGTAAAGGTTCAGCGAGCAATATATCTAATGCTATAGACTACTTTGATAAGAAAGCTAATAATGCAATCAATAATATTGGTCGTAAATCAAGATATAATAGGACGTGGTAAAAACAAAAATGAGACAATTAATGTATATAGGAAGAAATGCTCCTAACGAGTTAGTAAATATTCCTGATAGAAAAGTTAATAAGTTTTTGAATACAGGTTTATATGTTAGACCTACTAGTTATGGTATTATAGAGAAGGCAAGTGAGAACATTATTAAGAAACCAGTTAAAAAAACTGCTGGTTGGATTGATAATTATCTTGCACAAAATACTCGAACAGTTGTTAAGAGTCTTAAAAGTGACGTTTTTGATGATGATACTCTTACAAAAATTTTGAGTCTAGAAATACTTGATAAGGATAGAGTAGAAGTAAAAGACCAAATTAATATTCAAATAGGTGTGAATGTATCAGAGTAGTAGTATACTTTAAAAAATGGTAAATCCAACAAGTCTAAGAAATGACGTTAATGGAGTTATTAATGAGAACGGTGTTACTTGTCGTTTTCGATACTTCACACCTACTTTTCCTGGTTCGATGAGTTATGATGAGTATAGTAGTCTGACTCAAAGTGGTAGTGACTTGTGGACTAGTGGTTTATCTCAACCTGTTAGGAGTAAGTGGGGTAGTGAGGAAGCTAAACTGTTAGAAGCAGGAAAAATACTTACTAAAGATAAAAGATTATATGTTTATGGTTCTATTAATGTTAGTGGAACTCTTAGAATACAGTTGGGTAGTCCTACTGGTGACCAATACGAGTTATTGAATGATGCAGGAGTTCAAGATTGGCCTATTAATAATGTTTCAATTTATAAGAAGTGTTTTATTAGGTATTTGCCTACAGGTAGTATTTATGGTGAATAAATCATTACAATTTAAAATACTTGGATTAAATGCTTCAAAACTTTTTTTAACAAAAAAAGTAGTTAGTGTGAAAACAGGTGTATCATCAGCAATGAGAAAGATTTCATTGTATATGGAAGGAGAAATAAAAGAAAGTATTGCTGGACATAAAGCTGAAACAAGAAGTGTTGATACGGGAAACTTTTTGAATAATATTAAATCAAAACATAATTCAACATCAGCAACTATTCAAGATAATACTGGTTATGGTGCATATTTAGAGTATGGAACTAGTAGGATACCAGAAAGAAGACATTTCAGGAATAGTTTAGCAAGAAATAAAAGTAAGATTAAAGATTATTTAAATTCACAAATTAAGAAATCAATATAAGTGAGTATTGATTTTTCCAAGCGAGGAATAAAACAAGATGGTTTTAACAAATACTATTATAAGTGATAGTGTTATATTTATAAGAAATAGGTTACGAGAAAACATTACAGACCCTTTAAGTAGGACTGGTAGTGGTAACCAATTTATTCTATCAGGGTATCCTAAACGTTCAACACATTACCCTATAATCACTGTTAGAAAGAGTAATTTTGATTTAGGACAACGTTTAGGAATGCAAACAGAAAAATATTATGCTACTTTAGAAATAGAAATAAGAATTTGGGCAAGGAACGAAAAAGAAAGAGATGCTCTTACTGATTCAGTAATGACAAAACTTAATAGTAACCAGTTTCCTAAAACAACTACTAATACTAGTTCTAATGTAGGATTACACGATTTTAAAGTATTAAGTGTAGTCGGAGTAGACGATATAAAAGGAGAAGGAGGAATACTCAGTAACGTAATAATTATGCAAAACAAGTTTTTGTATGGTTTTTAATAATTAAATAGAGGTAATTAAAAAGAAAAATGGGACAATTTTTAGGAGATATGAATCAAGTTGGATACTTTTTTACTAGTGGAACATATGCTACTGCATCAGGAGCAGCATTACAAAGTTTTGGTTTAGTACAAAGTCATGAACCTGATGAAACAGTAAATATTTCTAATGTTAGGTACACTGGTACTGAAAGTAGAGATGTTGGTAAGTTTGTAACAACAAGTAAGGATTATGCAGGAAAAGTATCTTATTATCCACAAGATTTTAAGTTTGCTTGGATGGCTTTTGGAAGTGTAGCAGATACTAGTGGTGCAACAAATACTCATATTATTAGTGCTACTAATAGTGATGATGGTAATGTTACAGCAAGTGGAACTAATGGTGGATTCGTAGATTTTAATATTGAAGATGCACACCAAATTAATGTTTCAGGACTTAATAGTATAAGAACTTATAATGGTTGTAAAACTAATTCTTGGAGTATTACAGGTGGTGAAGATGACTTAATAACTTGTGATATGAGTTATATAGGACAAAGTATGACTCCTGGAAGTAATACTTCTAGTACTTATACTGCTAGTACAACTTCACCCATCGTGTTTAGTGATTGCTTATTTCATTTCCCTAGTGGAACTGTTATTGATGAAATGATTAGTTTTACATTTACACTTAATAACAATTTAAAAACTAGACATTATGGTAATGGAAGTCTTGTAATAGCTGAACCAGTTCCTTTAAGTAGAGATTACAATTTTGATGTAACTTTTGATGAAAATAGTTCTCATAGAAAAACTCTTTATGAACAATATTTTCAAGGTGGAAGTACATTTAATTGTATGTTACAAATTGGTACTAGTGCTACTAATAGAGCTTTTGTTTGGATGAGTGGTTGTAGATTATCAAATGATACAGCACCAACACCAAATGAAGGAGTTGTAGAAGAATCAGTAACTATACTTCCTGGAACAGCTGGAATAAACGTTAGTGATGCTATTTCAAGTTACTTACCGTGGTAACTATTTTTTTATTTTTTTAATTTTTTTTAATATACAATAAAAGGTGATATATATGAATGAGTTTTTAACAGCAAAAGATATGATAATAGAAAGAGATGAACAAGGTGAATTAATAGCTGAAGAATACACTTTAAGAACAAATAATAAAGATAAAGTATTAATAAAACCAATACCGAGAGGTACTATTAAAAAATATTTTGGCGCTGAAGGAAAAAATATTGAAGATTTAGATGGAGAAATATTAATAAATTATTGTGTTAATCCAGTATTTACTTCAAAAAATATAAATTATGTTAAACCATATTTAGTAACAGCTATAGTAAATGCTGTACTTGAATTAAGTGGACTAAAAGAAAAAGTTATTGTTAACGTTGAGTCAACATTAAAAAAAAAGTCTATAAAAAAAGATATGGAGAATTAACACTATTTTTGCATGAAAATGGTTACACATTTTTTAATATTAATAAATTAACTTATCCAGAAATAGATATGTTAATTAGTGCATTTAACACTAAACAAAAAAATATTAATGATAGGCACAAAAAAAGTAGAAGGACAAGAAGATGAATAATTCGTTTTTATCAGGAGTTGCTGGTGGAGCAACAGTTGGAATAGTTATTAAAGCATATGATGAGTTTTCAAGCGTTTTTAAAAAAAGTACAACAAATATTGAAAAACTTGGAAAATTAGCTACTACTGCTGCGTTAGCAATGGGAGCAGCATTTGCTTATTCTGCTGTTAACGCTGCAAAGTTTGAACAAACAACTATTGCATTTAATACTTTACTTGGTAGTACCGCAAAGGCTACTTCTTTCTTAAAAGAATTGACTGATTTCGCTGCTAAAACACCGTTTGAATTAGTAGGTGTAGAAACATCTGCTAAACAATTATTAGCAGTTGGTTTTGAAGCTGAAGAAGTATTACCTATTCTTAAAAGTGTTGGTGATGTAGCTTCTGGTTTGGGTATGGGTCAAGATGGATTACAAAGACTTATTATTAATTTAGGACAAGTTCGTAATCAAGCTAAACTTACTGGTAGAGAATTAAGAGATTTTTCTGTTAATGGAGTACCATTATTAGATGAGTTAGCAAGAAGTTTAGGAAAAACTACTCAAGAAATTCAAGAAATGGTTTCTGCTGGAAAGATTTCTTCTGAAATGGTTATTGACGCATTTGATTCTATGTCTTCTGAAGGTGGTAAATTTGCTAATTTGATGGAGAAGGAGATGGGTTCTGCTATAGGAAAAATTAGTAATCTAAAAGATGCTATAGAAATAGCGTCTAGGTCATTTGGTGAGATTATGTTACCAGCTGTTAAAAAAGTAGCTGAAGTAATAGCTGATATGGTTACTAAATTTAATGAATTACCTGAAGCTTCTAGAAAAGCTATTAGCACTGGTGCTCTTGTAGGAACTGGGGCAATGGGTGCTCTTGCTGTTTATGCAAAACTTCGTGGTCAAACTCCTGCTACTCCTATGTATGTTCAAAATGTAGGTCTTGGAGGAATTGGCGGAGCTAAAGCAATGGGCGGAGTTGGTGCTACTACTGGAGCAGCTGGAACTGCTGGTACAGCATTATTAGCATCTCCATTATTTATTGCAGCAGTTGTTAGTGCTGTTGCTGCTGGGTTAGCATATCTTGCAGCTAGAGCTATTAATTTAAATACTAAAGATATGGGATTTGTTCCAAATGAAGTTCCAGGAGTAACAAATGAAGATATAATGAAATTATATTTATCTGGAACAAAAGGTCAGGGAACTACTCCCATGAAAATAGTTACTGATACTTTATGGGATGATTATTTAAATAAAAAAGATGAAATAACAGATGCAACAACTAAATCTATATGGGAAGAAGAACAAAGAATATTACAATTACAATTACAAAAAGAAGAATTAGAATCATTAAGTATAGCTGAAAAAAAATATCAAGAAGACACAATTGAACTAGAAAAAAGTTTTGATTCAGGTTCAATAAGTGCATCAGAATATGCGATGCAACAATACAAATTAGATAATACTATAAAAGATACAAGAATGGGTTTTACATTATTAGATGATGACCTTAAAAGATTAGCTCAAACAGCTGCATCTGTTGCTAGTCAAGGAAGTTCTGGTTCAGATAATAATATTCAAGCTATAGCAGCTGCTATAGCAACTGGTAATCCTACTCATGTTAGTTCTGGAATAATTGCTAGATTAAAAGATGCTGGATTGTGGGATTCAATTAAATGGAATGTAATAACAGATGATAATGGTAGATATGATGATTTTATTTCAAGACCTGGTATGGGAGCACAAAGTTTTAGTCCTCAAGATACTATTATAGGAGTGAAGAATCCTGGTAGTTTAGGTGGTACAAATATTAATATTAATATTGAGAATCTTTCAGGACTAGACGCTGACACAATAGCCACTGCTCTACAAGAACAATTATCAACAATGATAAGCTAAAAAAATGACTGTTTACGCTAAGATAAGTGTGGAAGGAGAAGATTATAGAAACTTTATTACTTGTAAGATTAATAAGACTACAAGTGAGAATAATAGTATTTCTAAACTAACATTATCAGTAGATAACGAGATAGGAATTAATAAGAGTTTATTCAGTGAAGGAAACGATATAATAGTATACGTTGATAAAAATATTAATCCTCCTACCACAAAAATATTTGGTGGAGTAATAGATGACGTTAATTATACTGGTAGAGGACAAACAGAAACAATAAATATTACTGCTGTTGATTACTCAACATTATTAACTGGTGCTACTATTAAACCTATAACTTATAATGATAATGAAGTATCTGTTATTGTTACTAACATTATTGATAATGAAGTTCCTGATATAACTACTACTAATATTAATGTTACTAGTACAACTCTTACTAGAATAGCGTTCAATCAAACTAACGTTTTTGACGCACTTAAACAATTAGCAGAACTTTCAAATTCTTATTTTTATGTTGATGCAGATATGGACTTACACTTTATATCAAATGGTACTACTAGTAGTGGTGAAACACTCGATAATACTAATATAATAAAGATTAATACTAAGAATAGTCGTAAACCAGTTTTTAATAAAGTTTGGGTTTATGGTGATAATGTAATGACTAATATCACGAAAACTTTTATTGCTGATGGTGGAAGCGTTATAACTCTTAATTATAAACCTCATAATACAAGAATTAATATTACTGGTACAGAACTTCACGGTGGTGGTATTTATAATATGACTAGTATTCCTTATAGTGGTGAACGTTACCTTGTTGATTATGATGATAAAAGAATAGTTTTTACTAGTGGAACACAATGTGGACTTAATATTCCTACTAGTGGTAATGCTGGAAGTATATGGTATGACCGTGCTAAACCTATTGTTAAGTATGGAGAAAACGCTGCTAGTATAGGAAGCTTTTATGGAAAAACAAAGATAATAGATGACAAGAATATTAAGGACCCTAGAACAGCAATAGACATTGTTAATTCTACTCTTGACAGAGAGAGTGCTAAAGCTAAAGAGATAACTATTACTATGGATGATATAATAGATTTAACTCCGGGACACACAATCATTGTTGATTACTCTAACCATAATATTAGTAATCAAACATATGATATAATAAAAACAACTTATAATCTTACAAGGAAGACGATGAGAGAAGACACGGTTCTTAGTGTTACTCTTAACAAAAAAATAGTTAATGTATTAGATACTTTGAAACAATTATTGTTAGATATTAAGAAGATACAAGCTGGAGATATATCATTAGCAGATTCATATACTAGATTACAAAATGTTGAGTTTAGTGTTACTCCTAGCTTTTTTAATTGGGAAATAACAAGTAAAAATATTGGTAGTGTTTGGTATCTTGGAAGTCCTGCTAATAAGAATGGTTGGGTTGGCAGTCCCGGAAGTTATTATGTAACGAGTGGTGTGAGACCTTCAACGATTATTGCGTCAGGAACTACATAAAAAATAATAGGTGATAATAGTGACATATACAAATTATGGATTAAGCGGGGTAGCAATTACTGGTTGGACTGGAAGTGGAACACCACCTCAATGGTTAGGAATAGGTAGTGGTAGTGGAACAGAACTTGCTACTTGTAGTGGTTTATATAGTGAATATTCTGCTCAAAGAGTTAAATATACTGCTAGAGACCCAGCAACACAAAAACAAGTAGGGTGGACTTATGATAAAGGTGCTACTAGTATGAGTGGATTAACTCTTACCAATTTTGGAATGTTTAGTTCTTCTAGTGGTGGAAACATTTGGGATATTCACACTCTTGGAAGCGTAGTGTTTGATGGGACTGTAGAATTACAATTTGGAATTACAGGAAAAATGATGTAGGTGAAAAATAATGACTCTTAAAAAATTTGATGATGAACAAGCAACTGATTATAGTATTAATAATATGTATAATGAATGTTTAAGTATAGCTGGATTAAATCTTATTAGGCAATTAATTGATAGAGATATTGATTTTTCTGTTGGACTTTTTGATTGGTTTGCTGATGCTTATATTGATAGTGATGGTAGAGAAGGAAGTGTTACGGCACAAGCTATATTTTATGATACAGCAACAACAACTTATTTAGCCGCAGAAACTTTGTCAATTACTGCTGAAACAACTCATGACCCTAATAGTTTTACTAATCCTAGTAACGCTTTTGATGGTGATGATGATACCGCTGCTACAAAAAGTTATGGTGTCTCATCAGAAACATTATATCTTGGTAAATTATTCACTGCAGCAACAGATATAGTAACTATTAAAATCATAATTAATACAGATACTAATGTTTCTGGTGGTGGAACTAATACTATTCAAATAGAAAATTATAATGGTTCTAGTTGGGATAGTACTGTAACACTTGGTTCTGATGTTACAAGTAGTAAAGATACTTATGTTAAAAGGGTTAATTGGGTAGCAAGTGAAGGTGTAAGAGTAAAATATATTGGAGACCCTTTAGACGTTAGGACATTATCTATTTATGCAATAGAAGTTAGTACACCAGGAGATTTAGAATTATCACATACTATCCCAACAGGAACTTTTAGTACAACAATGACTACAGTTATTGGAGTTCCTTTTATTGAAGATTATGAAGCAGGAATAGATATAAAATATAAACTTACTGGAACTGCTGGTGCTGAAGATACAGGATGGCTAGATTGTGGTATAACACCTGAAGTTAGTTCTTTTACAGCATTCACTGCTGAACCAGACACTTTAATAGTTAAACTAGTACCTAAAACAACTAGTCCAACATCAGGTTATCCCAGTATTAAAGGATTTAGTTTAAAGGCTACTTAAAATGGATTGGTTTAAAAATATTTGGTTAAACATACAAAAAAGTAATGACCAACAATACAAAAACACTATTAAGTCATTAAGACAAGAATTAATAAAAGTGAACAAACAAGTAAGTATTAACATTAAAGAAATAGAAGAAGTACAAACAATCAATGACTTATTATACGAGACTATTAATAAACAATCAAAACAATTACAAGACAAGAGTAAACATAACTCTTTAGAAATGTATAAATGGTGGTTAATTAATAATACTAAAACTGTTATTAAAAAATATAATTATGATGGTAATGGAAGCAAAGACGTTACTACTATATTTAGTAAGAGTTTAAAACATGAAGAATTAATCAGAGACTTCACAAAAACAGATATGAATTTTGATGGTTCAAAATATAAAACTAGTGATAAACTAATATACTACTTTAACAAATATTTTTCTATAAAGTTTCCAACAAATAAATATTATGAGCATGATAAAAATAATTGGGGTAGAATAGAATATTGGGCTACTGTGAACAAGATTATTATAAAATTTAGAACTAAAAAGAGAAAAGCTGATGATTGTGACGGCTTCATGACACTAAAATATTGTATGCTTTATTACTTATTAAAAGATTATTTCCCACAAGACTTATGGAGACTAAGAGGATTCATAGTAGATATATGGACTGGTGGTGGACATGCACTACTAGCATGGGTAAAAGAAGGAGTGAACGATTGGATACCAATAGAAACAACATTTTATGACACAAAATTTGTGAAAGTATGGAATAAGAATTATTGTATTAGAAACCAAATGCTTTACCAGATAAGGTATAGTTTCGATAACAAACACGCTTATATTAAAATATAATAAAATGACAATAGATGAAGAAGTAAATAAAGAAGACTTGACAGAGCTAGAAAGAAAAGATGTTGTTAGTGGAGTATACCAAAGCATAAAAAACTATAATAGTGATATTAAAAAACTTATTCAAGAAAAAAGTAAGTTACTCAACTTCTTAAACGAAGCAGAAATGTATGAATCACTAGGTTTCAAAGTTAAATACTTTATTAATAAAAAAGCTAATAATTACACTTTTAGTTATGAAGAAAAAGGAAGTGTTGGATTCAAAAAATGATAAATGAAAGATTTATGTATCATTACGATAAATTAATAAAAAATATTAAAGCAATAATTGATGATAACGAATTAAGTAGTGAAGAAAAAATTAGGTTATTAGGAGTTATATTATAAAATGAATAAAAAAAGAGATGAACTTAAAAGAAAAAATCTTGATTTTTTAGTTAATTCTTGTAAACAACTAAATTGTTCTAATAAGCATTCTAAAATATATGATTGGGTTATAGGTGAAGCTTATCGTGATAAAATAATACATTATAAAAATGATGGTGTAGAACTAGAACTTATTCAGAAAGAATTACAAAAATACAAAAAATGAGTTGGCTTGAAGAAGTAACAGAAAAAGAATATATCAAAGAAGTTCATAATT